AAATGAATTTGAACGCAGTATGGTTGCTGAACGCAAAAATATTATTAATAAAGCTGGTAGTGGAGAGATAAAAAATATTACAGAACTGTGTTATAATGTTTTAGAAAAAGTAAGAATTAAATTTGATGAAAAGCCTGTAAGAATATTGTCAGGATTAAGAGTTTTAGAATTAAATCGTGCAATCGGCAGTTCAGATAATTCACAACATATTTCTGCAAAAGCCTGTGATTTTGAAATTCCAAAAGTTTCAAATCTTGCTGTTGCTATTTACATTTCTACATACCTTTCTTTTGACCAGCTAATATTAGAATTTTGGAAAAAAAACTCTAAGGACATAAATCAGGGCTGGATTCATGTTTCTTATGACACCGAAGAAACTAATAGAAAACAAGTCTTAACATATGATGGAAAAGATTATACAAATGGATTACCAGAGGCTAAATGGTCTGGTGGAAAAATGTCTAACTAGGAGAAGATATGTTAACTAAAAAACAAAAGAAACTACCAATGGCTTTACAAAAAGCTATTATGAAAAAACAAAATAAAAAAAAGAAAGCGAGAAAATAATATGGCTTACGGATATAGTATGAAACCTAAGAAAAAAAAGAAAAAGAAAAAGAATAAGAAGAAGTAAATGGTTAAAGTAGCATCAATCACAGGAATCATCAAAGGTCTTAAACCAAGACAACAAAAGACTATGAAAGCACACGCAAGACATCATAGTTTAAAGCATATGCGATCTATGGCTAATGCTATGAAAAAAGGTGCTACTTTTTCTTCTGCACATACTAAAGCTATGAGGAGTGTAGGAAAATGAAAAGACGCAGAGTTTCAAAAGATAAGAAAACAAAAATTCCTAAAAAGTATTTATCAGGTCTTAAAGGCGGTAAAAGATCAGCTAGAGCAAGTCTTATTAAAGCTATGTCTGAAGCTTATAAAAAAGGTCAAAGAATCCCAAGATCAATGTTTGTTGCGAGGTATAAATAATGGCTGTTAGAAGAAAACCTTTATCTGCTAGAACAATCTCAATACTAAGAGCAAAAGCCAAGACAAAAAAAAATATAACTCTTGGTATGTTAAAGCGTGTTTATCGGAGAGGCCAAGGGGCGTTTTTAAGCCAAGGATCAAGGCCTCGTACATCAATGGCTTCTTGGTCGCTTGGTAGAGTTAATAGTTTTTTGCGAGGAAGTAGAAAACATGATACTGACCTAAGAAGAAAGAAAAAGAAATAATGAAAACTAACAAAGAAAAATTTGTAGAGATTGATGGTAGAATTAAATTAGTAAATCAAAAAATAGATTTAATAATTAAGAACCATTTACATCACATGAAAAAAGACATAGACCGAATCTTATATGGTCTAGGTGCTATTGGTCTTTTAGTTTTAGGTCAATTACTTTACATACTCACCAAATAGTTGTATAGGTCAGTATATGACCTATGATCGAATACTTTGTATTTCTGACTTACACATACCAGCACATCACCCACAATCATTTGATTTTCTAAAAGCACTTAAAAAAAAAATAAAACCTGATCTAGTTGTAAATGGTGGTGATGAATTAGATAAACACGCATTATCTTTTCACGATTCCGACCCTGATCTACCTAGTGCTGGTGATGAATTAAGAATAAGCAAAAAATATATATGGGAACTTAAAAAAATATTTCCTGATATGATATTATTACATTCAAATCACTCATCATTAATATATAGAAAAGCTTTAAAACATGGTATGCCAAGAGCCTATTTAAGATCATATAACGATTTTTTAGAGGTTGATAAAAGATGGAAATGGGTAGATGATTTAAACTTAAAATTATCAGATGGTTCAGAATGTTTTTTTACACATGGAGTTTCAGCAGATGGTATTAAATTAGCTATGCAGTATGGAAAAAATGTTTGCCAGTTTCATTTTCACTCAAAATTCAACATACAATTTTTTAGCAATCCTGATAACTTAGTTTGGTCTTTACAATGCGGTTGCTTAACTAAACAATCATCTTACAACTTCCTATACTCAAAAAACCATAGGTTGCGTTTTGTTATAGGAACTGGTGCTATTATTGGTGGACAACCAAGATTATACCCAATGATACTAGATAAGAATGGAAAATGGATAGGAAAGATAGTTTGAAGAAAAAATGCTGTGGAAAGTATGCTTTAAACGAACATACAAGCGTTTTAAAGGCTACTGACAAACAAATAGGTGGTAAGCACTACAAGAACTTTAAAATACAGCCTATTGAGTTTATAGTAGCAAACAATCTTGATTTTATACAGGGCAATATTATAAAATACTGCCTGAGAGAAAAACCATCAGAAAAACCAAATGAAAAATGGGATAAGATAATTCATTATGCTGAACTTGGTAAAGAATTGTTGAAAAATAAAAAATAAGGAATATTAGGAATGAATGAAACTTACTTATTTAATTTATTCAATTCTTGTTGTATATTGGTCAACACTAATATTATTTACAACTTATAATTTATGATTTTTAGTTTATTAAATAACCCTCTTGCTAAATTAGCAGTTTCTAAAGTTACAGATCATTTCAAGCATAAAGCTGAAAAAGTAAAAACAATAAGAGAAGCAGAAATAGAAGCTTGTAAAGACACAGACATCGCAAAAATTCGTAGTCAAGACAAGTCATTTAAAGATGAGATATTATTGGTTTGGCTAATCGGAATGTTAAGTACAGGATTTTTTGAAAGCACTAGAGATAATTTTGAGGAATGGGTAAGAATTATCAATGATTTACCTGACTCAGTATGGTATCTTGTAATCATCGTATTTACAGCGACATTCTCAACAAAAATGACAGATAAGGTATTGAACCGAAACAAAAAAAAATAATATAAATATCTCTTAAATAACTGTATTAAGAATCTATGGTCAGAGATGCAGTTATTATAGATGTAGAATTTAAAATGGAATCAGAATATGAGCCTTATGGCCATTATATTAATTTAAGATTTGTTGATGAAAGTCCTAATCTTATGAAATTATCTTCATTTATAAAACAGCTATCACAATTTGATGATGTAAGACTTGTTGATTATAATTACGAAGTAGAACCAATAACTGAAAAAACTAATTTAGATGGAATAGAAATAGTTAAGCATTAGTGGCACAGGGCAGAATAACTAAAAACTACCCTGTACCGAGAGAGCCGAATCATAAACTCTCGCTTATGACTCTATCTAAATGTATTATATCTATCATAAGGAATAGTCTCAACATTTAGAATTTTATTATCCCTCTTGCTTTCCAGCTAGAGTTAAATCTCTTTTTACCTCTGTTTGTCTTACAGACAAATATCTATCAAGGTTGTTATACATAAGTTTTGCTTTTATTAATTGACTTTCAGCATAAGCATAACTTTCAATTATTTTTTTATATTCAGGGTCAGTTCTAGCTTTATGTTCTGCTTCAATAACTGTTTTGGTATCAATTTTGTATTTTAAAAATAATTTACTAAACATAGCTTTTCTTGATTCATCAAGGACAATAGCTTTCTCAGCCCATTCAGACCATTGATTACTAGCTTCTGTCATTTTCTTATAAGCTTCTCTGCTGTTTAAATTCATTGTTTCCATTTATCCTCATTTGTTAAAAGATATTTTAAGCTTGATGTTGTTGGGTCAAATTCTATTTTACTACAAGAAACAACAAATAAGAAAAGTATTATTACAATAATAGAAAAGAATAATCTTTTTACTCTTTGTGTATGTTTTCTATGTATAGGATAACCAAGTATAATCATGGGTATTGTAACATTTCTTTTGCGTCTTTTTTTAAATCGTCAATTTCTTTACGGAGTTCACCATTAAGTTTTTTGTGTTTTTCTTCTAAAACTCTAATGTTTTCTATTTCAAGATATAAAGCTTGGCTTTCTTCTACTTTAAGAGCAAATTCTTTTTTAAGATTATTTAACTCTGTAACAAGACCTTTTAATAATAAATCTTTATCTTCTAATCTTTTTGTAAGATCAAGATTACCTCTATCTTCATTCGATATTGTAACTTCGTTTTCAAAAGTTTTATCTACAGGCATAAAATTAGAATCATACCACAGATAAAACCAAATATAAAGCCTACTAAACCCTCTCTATAATATAGAGACATTATATCTAGTTTTATCAATAGTGTTTTAAAATGGGATTTCATCATCCATATCATCCATTTTTTGAACTGGAACTGCTTTTTCAGGTGCAGATGGTTGTGCTTCTGTCATAGGCATTTCTCTATACTGCGGCATAGCTTGTCCTATAGGCTTCATACCATCTATATTTGCTTGTGGTTTAAATGGTTTAACCATCATAATCGTATAAACTAATTGCTCAGTTCCTTTGTCGTATTGATGAGGATTTTGTATTTCTTCTGTTTTTGCCATTTCTTTTAATACATACCCAGCATTATGATATTTTTGTACTTCAGGCGACATAAACCATTCAGTTATTTGTGATAAAGTGTATTTTCTTTTTGTTAAACTACAAATATATTTAACTTTACTAGAGTCCGCACTAAATTCATATTTTGGACTTCTATTACCAGTTGGTTTTAACTTTTTAGTCAAACCACAAAAAGGCATATCAAATTTATTTTTTTGTTGTTGGTACATTATTTTCTCCTTGTTAGTTGATTATATTTTCTGACTTGCTCATTAAAAAGAAGTTCTGATTTATGACAACTTAATAAACCAAGAAAAGCTTTTAAATGTTCTTTTTTGTATAAGATATGTCTTGCTTCAAAGTCTGCATTATCTTTTGGCAACCTTACAATATACATTTTGTTTATTTTCTTTCCTGTCTGTTCTTCATAAGCAAGTTTATAGCCATGTACTTGATGAACCATATTAATAAATATACCTTTACTTGTTTTTATATCTATTAACCAAAGATTGCCTTTTGGGTCTATTGCTACTAAATCTAAAGTTCCACA